TGTGCTTGGTGGTATTGCTGGCGGTGGATTAGGTGCGGCTCTGTCTCGTGGCAATGGACGTTGGTGGGCAATCCCTCTGGGTATCGTTGGAGGCAGCATGGTGGGGTGCCAGGTGGACGGTGGTTGAACTGACCACCTTTTCCCCCTTCCACCAGGATCTCCTGTATATTAAAAGAGTCAAAAGCAAACCACTCATGGCAACCCGTTCACGCATCGGCATCGAACTGAAAGACGGTTCTATTCTGTCTGCTTACCATCACTGGGATGGATATGAGTCCTGGTTGGGTCGCATCCTGAAAACTCACTACAATAGCAAAGAACTTGCTGCCGAACTGATTGATGGTGGTGACATGAGCACTTGCTGGGATGAGAATAATCAACCCGAGTATTATTCTGCTCGTGGTGAAAATTGCCCTCCTCGTCTTGATAAAAACCTGGAGGAGTATTTTTCTGACAATGAAGAGTATTCCTATGTCTTCCGTAACGGTGAGTGGGTATGCTACAATATGAATGAGTTCAACGACAAAGACCCTGAAATCGTTGAAATCCCCTCTGGAAACCTTGCTGCTTGATTATCATGACTGAACAAGAAAAGATGAACGCACAACAAATTGCTGAAGAGTTTTGGTTGATGGTTGAACAAGAAGCAGCAGAGAATGAGGTTACTGTGGATTACTATCTTGAAGAGTTCTTCTGTTCATGATATAATCATAAAGTAATCTACACAAAATGATGGCACAAAAGTTTTTCTATCTTGTCGAACATTTCATTCCCTTTCCTCAGTCAGAATATGGTGGTATTTGGAATGTGATTGCTGAAGATGACAATGAATGTTTCGATTTGATTGTTGCAAAGGATCAAGAGATGTATGTGGAACATTATCCACAACTTCGTCACAACATTCAAAATGCCCGCACTTATGCTCTTGCAGAAGATGTTAAGTCCGAAATTGTTGAGGAGTTCACTACATGATTGGCAATCTTGAACCAGAGGAATCTGTTATGTCTAAAGGCAGTTGGTTAGGTCAACTTGCCATTGCTCTTGAACAACTTGGTTGGGAAAGAGATGCAAACATTGCCGTAGAAATTGGTGGCACCTGTGTGTCAGGAATTGATGTAGGTGAAAACTACAATGAGAAATGGCAATCTCCCATTGGTACTCGCAAATACAATAAAGATGCATTTATTGTAATCAAGAACCTTGATCGTTCTCCATTTGAACCATCACAACCAAACCCAGATTTGAAAGCACATCATGCTGAAACCTGATATGATTGTCTCTTGGGATAAACATCTCAAGAATGGAAATTTGTGGAGAGTAACTGTTGAACTCTCAATGCAAGATACACCAGGAGAAGAACCTTACATTTATACTGTAGAGGTTCATGTAGTGTCACCCACACAAGCACTGGCACAATACATTGCTGCTACAATGTATCCTGATTATGAGTCACTCTCTGTTGATGATGAACCTATTAAAACTTCCTCATGATTTCCCCCATCAACCCCCTAAAGGATACTCCTACGAAGTCACTGAATATAGGACGAACTTTATTGCTATTTGGATTATCAACCATGGCAGGTTCTCTTATACTGACACACCTCCGAGGTCCATCTGGGGATTCTACAATACAAAAAAATGTGCATATCATGCACCAATCAATTCAACCAAGCACGGAGATCAAGTAGAGATAAGTAACACAAGACCTTATTCTGCAATGAAACTCAATCTTAACCCATTGGAGGCAGCATTTGTATGACTTACCGACCCAAAGTAAATGATTATGTCAAGTGGACAGATTCACTTGGTAAAGTTACTGCGGGTTGGGTGTATTTTTGTGATAAAGAATACATCACTATTGAGATTGGTGTTACATGTAAGGATCAAGAAAATATAGAGGCATGTCCTATACATAGGAAGACTCATTGTTTGGTCTTATGCTATCCAGAGCATTGGCACGAGTTAGAATACATCAAGAGTAGGAAATGTCAAAAAGAAAAAATGCATGGCGATGGTGGGCAAAGGCAATAGGAGAGAAGGCAAGTAAAAATGACAAAGAATCAGATGTCGTTGCTATTGTACGGACTGTTATATTCTTCACTTATCTCATTACTAACTGTTTTATTGTTTCTGGAGTAATTCGACACTGGAATGATGTACCGAGTGAACTATCTCAAACCAAAGAAGAAAGGTTATGCCAAACAGACAGCAACCTTTCTAAAGATTGAAGACGCAATCTTCTGGGAAGAACATGTAAAGAAAAACCTGGATGCAGTGGACACTCAGATCACTGTCCACTGATTTGACCACTGCCCCCTGATTCCTGTATATTAAAAGAGTCAAACAACTGACACCTATGGATTATTTCATCAATGATCAACAAATTGAAGAACTGGTCAACTTTGACTATGTTTGCGAAGATCTTGAAGACTTGATTGAAGAAGAACAAGACTTCAGCATGAACGAATACCTCAACTCCAACATTGATTACTGATCTAATGAATCCTCCCACCTCCACTGTTAATGTCCTGCCTCATCTTAAAGAACTTCGTGAGAAGTGGAGGCAGCAAGATTTCCGACTCACTAAAGAACAGCAAGAAGAATATGATATTCTCTTGCAAGCACGTCGGGAACGTGTCAAATACTTTTACGACAACGGTTTGGTTCAAGTTGGTCCCAAAGTGACTAAAAAGGCAGAACCAGTACAAGAAGACCTGGACGATTGAACAAGTGGCACAGAGGGTCTCCTGGAGGTCTCTCTGTGCTTTATATTATCTACATCAACGGAACACGAATGACTCTGACCCTGCGACCTCATCAACAACGCATCCTTGATCGTATGCTTGCTTATGCTAAGGGTCAAATTGTTGTCCCTACTGGTGGTGGTAAAACATTGACTATGATTGTTGATACTAAAGATCGTCATGATCGTATCAACAATGGCACAACCACAGTTGTTGTTGCTCCTCGTATTCTTTTGGCAGAACAACTGTGCAGTGAGTTTCTGGAAGTTATTGATACCAAGAATGTGCATGTGATGCATGTTCATAGTGGTGAGACACATCACTATTCTTCTACCAAACCCGAACACATTCACCTGTTTGCTAACACTGCACGAACTGCTGGTGAGAATGTAATCATCTTCACTACTTACAATTCTCTTGATCGTGTTCGTCAAGCAGATATTGAAGTGAATACCATTTACTTCGATGAAGCACACAATTCCGTGAAGAAGAACTTCTTCGGTGCAACTGAGTTCTTTGCTGGTGCAGCAGATCGTTGCTACTTCTACACTGCAACTCCCAAACATTCTCTCACTCCTAAGAAACCAGGCATGAACTGGGGAGATGTTTATGGTCAGGTGCTGTGTAATGTTCCTGCTCCTGAACTTGTCGAACAGGGTTACATTCTTCCTCCCAAAGTTGTAGTCAAGCAACTGCCTTTGATCAAAGGTCGCAAAGTAATGTGGGCAGAGGATAGTGTCAATCTATTGGAAACGATTGATGACAACAACATCGACAAGACTTTGATCTGTGCGCGTACTACCAAGCAAATCATTGGACTGATCAGCAACTCTGACTTTTGTGTTCAACTTGCACAACGTGGTTATTCTTGGATGACGATTACATCCAAGACTGGTGCAATCATTGACGGTAAGAAGGTCAATCGTGAGCAATTCTTTGAGACTCTCAATGCATGGGGCAAGGATTCTTCTAAGAAGTTTGTTGTGATTCACCACAGTATTCTGTCTGAAGGCATCAACGTCAATGGGTTGGAAGCAGTCATCTTTATGCGTAACATGGACTACATTGGCATCAGTCAATCTATCGGTCGTGTTATTCGTTTGGGTGATAGCTCTAAGACCTTTGGATTAGTTTGCATCCCAACTTATGACAGCGTTGGTATTTCCACCGCTCGCAAAGTGCAGGCAGTTGTTGATGTCGTCTTCAATCAGGGTCAACCTGCTATCAGTGAGATTCGTCGCTAATGCAAAGGGGGGTCGTCCAAAGTGTTGTAGTAGTATGAAGAACACTCATCTCCAACATCCTGAAGATTCTATCTTAACGGGTGATCTTTCCGTTCTTGATTGGTTTCTGAATGATGGTGATCTATCTACGAAGATTGATGGTGCTCCAGCTATTGTGTGGGGAACTAATCCTGCAACTGGCAATTTCTTTGTAGGAACTAAATCTGTATTCAACAAAAAACTAATCAAAATCAATGAAACTCACGATGACATTGATCACAATCATAGCGGCAATGTTGCTAACATACTACACCATTGTTTTGATTACCTTCCTCATATCAACGGGATTATTCAAGGTGATTTTATTGGGTTCGGTGGTAGTGATACTTTTTGCCCCAATACGATCACTTATGTCTTTCCTGAAGTAATCACTCAAGACATTATCATTGCTCCTCACACAGTTTATGTTGCTGAGCATGATCTTCGGGATGCTGTAGCATATCCGATGAAGTTCATGATTACTGATACTCCTTACTGCAAGTTTGTGAAACCTGATTGTTGGGAACTTGATGAAGATTTTGATGAGATTGTTGCATTTGC